ATACCAGGCACTTGCAATCGAAGTAGAGTGGGTTGTTCGCGTTGTCGCCGCGGTGCCTGACGATACTGACGACGCCGAATACGTCGCCGGGCTTGCGGGTGCTTTTCTTTCGCGTGCCCATTAGGCGGGTGAAGTAGCTCATTTGAACAGCCTCGGATCGGAGTCGGAAGTTAGTAGCTTCACGTCGATTCCGTACTTCTCGCGCATGAGTTTGAGTTTGATTTTGAAGTCGCGAGTTAGGACGCCTTTGACGTCAACCACGTTGAATTTCCAATAATCAAACGCGTTTCCGGCGCTCGGATCGTGTTGTATCTGCTCAAAACTAAAGTCGGCTTTGTAGTAACAACTGCCAAGATCCCATCCGGGGTGGACGATAAGGAATCGTATTTTGTGTCTCTCGTGAAGCATCCTTAGGTCTTGGTAATAGTTGGCTTCGGCTTTACTATCGAACGTATACCCGTCTATCTCGACTTTCACGTTGCCATACTTCGATCGCTTAGGAGTCTTCTCATCCTTCCCGCGCCCCATCAGTTCCATCAGCTTGCGGTCGTTTGCCGACGCTTTTCCGAGAGTCTTGGGCATGCGAGCGAGGTATTCGTCGCGGTTCATAGGGCTATCTCCCTGAGCTGCTTACGCCATTCGGTTCTTAGCCGTAACCACCTGATCCGCTTGTCTGGCCTATTCATCGCGTAGTCCCTGGCCTCTTCTCTTGCAGCTTGATAGTCCATTTCGTCCAAATCGAATAAGCGAAACATCGTCGCGATTAGCGCCTTGCACATCCGGCAAGTTAGATTGTGATGAAAGTCACCTTGATAGACTTGAGCGATCTTGACGTAACGCACGCCTGGCCGAATCGTGCGCCGGCACACTTCGCAATACTGTGTTTTCCTGGCTCTTATGTAGCTCTCGCTGTAGAAGTCTCCCATCAGAACAACTCTCCTTGTTTCGATTCCGTTTTCTCTTCCCTGGCAATCCCAAACGCCTTCTTGCCGGAGTGGCACTTGCGCTCGCGCCAACGGTAGGGAGTCACAGCTTGACCCTGCACCAAATGCAGACGAGCGCGGAACCATCCGCGGACAGATGCTCCGCTGACAGCGTCCAACCGTCCCCAGGTGGCGGCAATAGCTGATATTCTCGCTGATTTACCGGAAAACAATTTTGAGCCCACTCGTACTTAGGCATTTCGTTCGGCATCGTGTCTCCTTTCGCACGTTCGTCTGCAATGGTCCGGCTCGCCGCATATCGAGCAGTGCGAACGGGGTTCAGTGTATTCTCCGCGCAATTTCAAAACCAACCGCGATTGGATGCGCCGAACAGTTCGCTCGCTAATTCCTAGATCTTGCGCCAAAGCCCGGAATGTTGAGTCGCCCCTGGCATATCTCAGCGGGTTCACTTACCACCGGCCTTTCGCAATACATCGGAAGCACAATCCGCTATCTCGGCTGCTGTGCTTGTTGCAGAACCTGGACAGGCAGCATCGGCAGAGTCGCGCGCCGTTTGGCTTGTAGGGGACTCGGTAGCTGGATAGCTCGAAGCAGATGCTACAAGGAAGCTCCGATAGTCCGCCTCGTTCCATGTTTTCAGCAACCAATATCGGCGCGCCAGCCTCAAGACTATGGGAGTTGAAAAGGTCCAGTTGCTCACGCATGCTCTCCTATCCGAGAACCTTCGCAAAAAGCCCTTGCTGTTCTTGGTCCTGAGCTACTTTCAGATTGGCCGCCATCTGCTTGTAATATGACTTCTTGAGTTCAACCAGAACAGCTCTGCGCCCTTCCTCAAGAGCCACTACGCCCTCGCTTCCGATGCCACCAAATGGACTAAGTACGATGTCTCCTGGGTTCGTCCAAAGCTTCAGCGCTCGGCGGATCACCTCGAGTTGCAGCGGGGAGATGTGACGCTCATCTTCGTTCTCGCGGGCGCTTCGATATTGCAGAGTGTCGCTCGGATTGATATCGGTCCAGATTGGCGAAGCGTAGTTCTGCCAGAGCTTGACCGGGAACGAGTCGTTGTCATGGGTAACGCGCTCCGGGTTGTCTCCTGGCTTGCGCATCGTGATTAGGTAGTCCGGAATACCCTGTCGGCTAATACACGAATCCTTCTTGAGCTGCTTATGAAGCAAGCCGATTGCTTTCGTGCGTTGCATGGCGGTTACGGGGTCTTTCCAAATTACGACCTCAGAGTGGTGGATGAATCCGACGCGCTTGAACACGCGAATTAGTCCGCCGCGAAAGTCGCTTATGCCAATGAAACCGTCGCGCTCTTTCGAAGTCGGCAAAAGCATGCAGTGAAAGCTCAGGCAGCGGCCTGGCATCATTACACGATAGAGTTCTTTGACGAGAAAGCGGAAGTGCCTATAGAACTCGCCAGCGTCGCGAACGTTGCCCATATCTCGCGCCGAGTTACTGTAGGTGTACAGAGATGCAAACGGAGGCGCGAATATCGAATAGTGGACACTGTTCGTTGGAATCCCTTTCAGAACCTCGACCGAGTCCCCGTGATACGCCGCATATCTGTCGCCTATTACCTGATCCAAAACCTTAGTCACGCTACCTCCTCGACCAGCCACGCTGGCAATGTCATCTGTTCACTCGCTGTATATTCCGTTGTTGTTCGCGCTGCGCCATGAATCGCAGACTTCACAGCTTCGGCTGTCTCTCGACTTAGTTCGTCGGACATTCGAGCAGCGGCGGCTTCTTTGCGCTCGAGGTTGGATACTACCTTACCCTCGAGATCACTGGTGAATATATGAACGAACACGGGGCGCTTTTGACCGAATCGCCACTCTCGACGCACCGCTTGATGATGCGCCTCCCATGAGTCCGTTACGCCAACGAAAGCCATGTTGCGCGCGTGTTGCCAGTTGAGCCCAAACCCGCAGATGGAAGGTTTGCTCACTAGCACGCGAGCGGAACCATTCGCAAACGCAGCGAGCCTTGACTCTTTGGTGTCAATGTCGTCAGCCCCTCGAACCTCAACGGATCCGTTGATAGCTTTCGTTAGCGCATCGGATTCAGAGTTCAGGTCACACCAAACAACCCACGGCTCATCGCTCGCATTTACCATCTCGGCGCACATGCGTACCCGATCATCAACACTGGCTTTCCTGGCGCCTCGTCGTTCTGATAGTGTCTTCGCTTCGAGCGGGAAAAGCAGGCCCGCCTTGCGTTCCGTCATGACGTCAGATGCCACAACGTGATGATTGATTGTCAACTCAGGAAGCTTGAACGATGCGCCGTCATATCCCAGATCTGAAGGGGAACGGACTAGCGCGGCCCATTCGGCGACCCACTTCCAGAATGCGGCGCGAGCGTGTCCCTTGAGCCTCCAGTTCTGCGTTTCACCGCCATCATGAACGAAGAACTCTGCCAACATCTCGGAGCGAGTACATACACCAAGGAACTCTGCGTGAGTTCCGATTTCCGTGTAGTCGTTGGGGGATGGTGTGGCAGTGCAACATAAACGATAGGGCGTTGATTCGAACGCATCCATGAGTCGGCCTAGTGTCTTGGCGTCGTGATGCTTGATGATTGACGACTCGTCCAAAACGATGGCCTTGAACAGATCCGTATCGAATTTGTGCAACCGGTCATAGTTGGTGATGGTTATCTGTGACGGATCGAAGTCGCTCTGCTCTTTGCAGTGCTTGACACTGGCTCCAATTGTGATGGCCTCGCGCGAGGTCTGGGCAGCCACGGCGAGCGGAGCAAGAATCAAAACTGGCCCCGGAACGTGTTTAGCCCACTCGACTTGCATGCGAGTTTTACCGAGACCGGTTGCGGCGAATATCGCGGCGCGACCCCTACGAAGCGACCATCCGACAATGTCTCGCTGGAAGTCGAACAGTGAGCTATGTAGTTCTGGAACTTCGGATAGTCCAGCGGCCGGCACGCGGCGTAGTTTCGTGTTTACGAACTCGTGATAATCCATCTTACATCCCCTCTCGCTTCGCAATGGCGAATAAGAGCCGACAGGCGGCGTGGTCAGTGTGTGGGAGACCGTCGTCGTCAATCTCATCCCCTAGATCATCGAGCGCAGCCGATGCTGCGGATACATGATCTTCGGCATGGTAAATATGTTCGAGCGCTTCCTTGGTTAGCCATGCCTCGCCCTTGTCAGTGGTGTGCCTCTCCGCCACCGCAATCGCCTTGTCGAATCCTCGCAGGAGGCCGAGGGC